CGAAGGCGGCGGCGAGCACTTCCTGTTCATCGTCGACGACGACTTCGAGATGGACAAGATCCGTAACCGCACGAAGATGGCACCCGGCATCGACATCCGCGCTGAGGGCGGTCTGATCGTCGCGGCGCCGAGCATTCACCCGACCGGCGCGCAGTACGCATGGCGCGATCCGACGACGCCCGTTGCTTCAATGCCAGCATGGTTGATCAAGATCGCGACGTCGCAGAAGACGCGGCAGATTGCCATCGATCCGAATGCGGGACGCCCGACGGAAGCCGTACTCGAAGCGGACGGTTGGCCGTTGGCGCGTCGAATCATCGCTGCACGTGACGTGCTGATCCGGAAGGGTGAACCTGCGATCTCGGGGCGGCGCGGTCACGATCCGTGCCTGAAGGCAACTGTCCTACTGGTTCGTGGCTACTGTCTCTATAGCGAACAGGCGTTCGACCTGCTGTGGAACGTCTACAACCCGATCTGCATCCCGCCATGGTCGCCCGAAGAGTTGATGCACAAGATCGAGAGCGCCGAGTACGCGATCTCGGACGAGTCGTATCCTTGGCGATTTGAAATTCCGGCGCGTGACATGTCGCCAGCGGGGCGCGCCGAAGAAGCGATCCGCTTCGAGTGCTACCGCGAGTTGGGCGGTCCAGAAGTGTTGTGGCAAGCCACGCCGGAAACTGCACCTGACCCGACCGCTGATATGGAAAACGAAGAAAAGCCTGAGAAGCCGTCGCGCGGCAAAGGCCGCAAGAAAGGAAACGTCGCATGAGGGTCATCTATCTCGCTCACCCGCTCGGTGCGCCCACGCCGGAAGGCGTCGAGGCGAACAAGGCTCGCGCTCGTCGGTGGATCCGTTGGGTCTACGACAACTTCTCGGATGTCGCTGTCGTCGCTGACTGGCTGCTGACCGTTGAAGTCTTGGATGATTTCAACCCCGAACACCGCGCGCACGGAATGAAGATGAACAAGGCGATCATTCCGCTCTTGCACGAGTTCTGGATGGTCGGTGGGCGCGTGTCGAACGGCATGCAAGATGAATCGATCACAGCGATCGACGCGAAGCGCCGCATCTTCGACCTCACGTGGCTCGGTGACGAGCCGCCGGTTGGTGTTCCCGAGAAGGTCCAAGCGCTGGTCGCCTGATGTCGATCGATCCGAACATCGCGCAAGAGGCGCGCGCCGTCCTGCAGCAGTATTCGACGCCTGCACAGGAGATGATCAAGTTGAACCTGTACGGACCGCGCGAGGCACGATTCGCGGGCGCAATTGTCGCGAACCTGTTCACCGTCGTCGTATCGGCACCGCTGCCGACACCCGAGGAGCGGCTACGCGAGCTTCAAGGACAAGCGCACACGACGATGACGACGCTGTGCAAGCTGCTACAGCGCGCGATGACCGTGATCGAAGAGTCGGTTGCCGGACAGGAAGCACTCGTCCGCGAATGTGAAGAAGAGATCGCGAGCGCCGAGGACAACATCTTCCCACCAGACGACGAAGAACCCGAGATGAAAGAGGCCACCGGATGAACGACGCAGATACACGCTTAGACAAGCTCGGTGACCTGATCGCACGCGGTTCACGCGTCGCTATCGGTACACGCGAAGAGCTGCACGACTTCGTACTGCAGCTCATGGAGATCGTGCCTCAGGTCATCGGTGACCTGAAGAACGCGCGTGTCCCGACGGAGCTGTTCTGCCCGATGTGCAACCACAAGCACATCGATCAGGGCGACTGGGAACACAAAATCCCGCATCGCAAGCACCAGTGCGCGAACTGCAACCACATCTGGCAGCCGTTCGCTGTCGGTACGGTTGGAGTCGCGTACGGGCATGCAGTACTGCCCGTCGCCGAGCACATTCAGGTGCTCGAACGTGACCTCGCGTGGACACGCGGTGAATGGAGCGCGGCGGGCGAAGAGATCGCGAAGCTGGAGAAACGCCGCGACGAGCTGCTGCAGATGGTCGCGAATCTATCGCAAAGCGTTCCGCTCGATTCTGAAGTCAGCGAGGCGCTGAACCAACGTGGCGCACTAGTCGCCGAAGTTGGGACGCTGCGTGCGCGTGTCACCGAGCTGGAAAAGCAGCTCGCAGGCGCACGTGGATTCGTGAATATGGCCACTGAGTACGACGGGAACGACTATGGCTAAGGCGCGCTACGTAAAGGCACCTTGTGCACGAGGGCGCAAGGCGCACGCGCTGTGTCGTCCCCCGAAGACGCACGGCGCGATCCTACGTCTACGTCACGATGGCCGGTTCGTCCGTGACAACGGTGATGCCGGGCTTGCGTTCATCGGCTTGGCACCGGAGAACGACGGCGGTGCAGTCATCTGGGTCGCGAACTGCGCGTGTAAGATCTACCTCGACTGTCCAGTCTCGAAGGCGCTCGCGTTCGCTGCGAATCGCTACAGCTCGGCGACAGTCGAGCGACGGCGCAAGTCGACGCTCAAGCTCGACAGGATCAGGCGCGTGCGCAAGCTCAAGAAGAGGAAACGCTGATGCCAGCGTACGTGCGCGGCTATCTTGTCTGCAACGGGTGTGGGACGTCGGCGAACGCTTCGGCGTACATCGGCGAGGCGTGGAGCAAGACGAGTTTCACGTGGAAGCTCCCCGAAGGCTGGATGCTCTACGAATCGCGCGGGCACGGCAACGTGTCCGTGTACTGCAGTTACGCGTGCAACAAGCACTCGGCGGCGATGGGCTACCCGTCGCAGACTGGAAGAGCACCGGTTGACGGTGCGTTCGACGAACGCACGATCGACAAGCTCTACGAGTTGATCGACATCGGTGCAAAGGGCAATGCGAGCGCAGACAACGTGCTTGCAGCGCTCGAAGCTGTGCTGACGGCGTGGCGAAAGCGGGCAGCGTGAGCTTCCATCAGTGCGCGCACGGCGAGCGGTGGTTTAGTTGGCGGCACGCGAACGGCAACCAGATCGACTGGTGGTCCCAGCACGTGTGCTGCGACCCGAAGCGTTTCGTCCACAACGAGTGGGGCAAGTTCGCGCTCGCGGTCGATCTCAACGCACGCGAAGCACAGATCCAGTGGGTTCAAGCGCCGTTGTGGCAGGCGCTCAAGTTCGGTGAGATCGTCGACGAGAACGAGCGACTCGCCCTCGAAGCTGCGTGCGATGCACGTGAGTCGCGATTCGCTGCCGAGCTATTCCTTCGCATCATCGGCCGCGACGACATGGCCGACCTTTTGTACGCACCTAGGGGAGAATCGACATGAGCATCGTCGCAGGCACCGGCCATCGCCCAGACAAGCTGTGGATCGGCGACTACTCGGGGCACCACAAGCTGAACCCACTCCGTGCGTGGATCCGTGCCCAGACACGCACCAAGCTCCTGGAGCTGAAACCGATCCACGTGATCAGCGGACTCGCACTCGGCTTCGATCAAGACCTCGCTGACGTCTGCATCGAGATGGGCATCCCGTACATCGCGGCAGTGCCGTGCGAGGGCCAGGATAGCCAGTGGCCCCCGGAGGCGCGAGCGCACTACCAACTGCTGCTCAAGCTCGCGTACGAGGTCGTGATGGTGACGCCGGGGCCGTACGAGCGCTGGAAGATGCAGGCGCGCAACGAATGGATGGTCGATCACTGCAGCGATCTGCTGTCCTGCTTCGACGGCTCGCAAGGCGGCACGGCAAACACGGTGAACTACGCGAACAAGCTGCGTCGCCCGATCCATCGCATCGATCCGAACGAGCTGCGGCGCCTGCTGTCAGCCGGAGCAGCGTCGTGAGGCCGCACCAGCCTTACCGTGTCGTCGGCGAGCTAGCGAACGGCCAAGGCGTCGTCCTCGAACCGGGCTGCACGCTCTGCGGCGAAGCGAACGAAGCAATCGCGTGTCCAGTCTGTACACGCGTGTTCTGTGTCGAGCTGTGCTTCGGCGTGCACTTCCAAGCGCGTGACGTATTCGACGCGCCCGATCGCATCGATGCGTTCCTGCGCACGCAGACAGCGCACGAACTGCTCGATGCAACGATCACCGACGAGAAGGTGGACTGGCGACACGGCTTGTCGTGCGACAACTGTCGACCTGGTCTACGCGATATGGTCATGCAGGCGCTCGTCACGGGCGCGAAGATCGCGATGGAAGAGCCGTGAGGGTTGCGCGCGCAAGCGAATCGATCGAACAGCGGCAAGAGGCCGTCACCGAGCTGTTCATGTTCATCCGCGACTTCTTCGGGCTCGACACGACAACGCTCGTTGCACGGACACTGAACGAGCCGAAGTTCCTCGAAGCGGCTGAAGCTGTGCTGCAGTCGGCGGTCGGTCCGTGGAAGTCGGTCGATGCACTACGTGACTTCGCGGTGCAGGCGCTCTACGGCGAGAAACCTGCTGACAAGTCGCTGGCCGATCGCGCGAGAGGCCGCGTGTCGCCGTTCTCGGTACCGTTCGCGTTGTTGCGGTCGCTCGCGCCGAGCGGGCAGTTCGACGCACGCAACTTACGGACGCTCAGCATTGCCGAGGCACTGGACTGCAACGGGTACGTGGGCGAAGAGACGCGCTGGGAAACGAAGCCCCACGGCGGTGAGAACTGGCTGATCACGACCGTGTGGGCGCGCGTGATTCCGAAGACGCGCAAGCATACGAAGATCCGATTCACCAACGTCGGCGAGAATCGCATCCTGCACGAAGGTCGGCTGACGGCACTGACGATCGATGCGATGCCGTGTTTCTGGTGGCTGCCCGGGTACACGCCGATCGAAGTGTTGATGACGCGGCAACAGCTTGAAGATGAGACACCGTCGACCGTGATGCTCGCGATCGAGGGCTGGCGCTACACGACGAGGTGAACATGATCAAGGTACCAAACGACTGGCTTACTGTAGATCTCACGACGACTGAGGTATCGCGGTGTCGCGAGATTGGTCACGCGCGTCAAGCTGCACATGAAGAAGCGTACGCCACGAACGATGGTCTCCCAGCCGATGGCCGTTTCTTCGAGCGAACCTCTTCAGTTCAATTGAACATCGATGGTGCAACGTCCGAATACGCTGTTGCGAAGGCGTTCGGACTGAAGTGGTCTGCGAAGCTGTGGACCCGTGAGGAGTTTGCGATTGAACGTTATCTGACTGCAGATGTAGACGAAGACGTTCAAGTGAAGTGTCACAACCTGCCCGACTACGGACTGTTGCAGCAGGATTTGTTGATTCGCTTCACGGAGCGTAACAACGTGGACTGCATCTACGTCCTGACGTTGCTACATCACTTACCCACCGTCATCATGGCTGGATGGTGCACGGGCGCGCAGGCAATGGTAGCGGCATTCGAGGCGAGGTGGTTGCCCGTACCGTGCTGGCGTGTGCCTTGGCGATACCGCAACCCGATGCAGACGTTCGTGACGCATTTGGAGTCGCCTGAGCGCGCCGCGTCACTACAACGCGTTCAAGATCGACGTGCGCGTTTCTTGCGCGGCGTACCGGCTTCGTACCGCGAGACACGCAAGGAGCGCTGGCTGTGAGCTTTGACACCGACGACGATGAAGACGGACCGGTTCCGGGAACCGGCTACGACGGCACTGATCTCGAAGGCGCGAAGGCGTTCGTACAGACCAACCTGCGTGACGGCGTGACGTGTCCGTGCTGCGGACAGCTCTGCAAGATCTACAAGCGCAAGCTGAACAGCACGATGGCGCTCGCGCTCGTGCTGATCTACCAGTTCTTCAAGACGCACAAGCACGCCGACTGGCTACACGTCGCGGCGTTCTTGGTGAAGGTCAAGCACGACAGCTCGATCGCGGGCGGCGACGTCGTTAAGCTCCGCTACTGGGGGCTGCTCGAACGTGCGGCCGGTGACCGTCCCGATGGCAGTGATCGCATCGGCCGCTACAAGATCACCGACCTCGGCAAGCGTTTTGTAGAGAAGGCTGCGGCTGTTCCCAAGTACGTGTATCTGTACAACCAATTGTTGTTGCGTCTGAGCGAGGAAACGATCACGATCACGGATGCGTTGGGTGACCGCTTCTCTTACACAAAGCTGATGACGGGTGCGTAAACGAAAACGAACAACTATCGGTGATACGTTCGGACGTTTGACGGTGATCGGGCGCGCACGACCTGCACCGAGTGGTCAGCCGCGTTGGCGTTGTCGTTGCTCTTGCAAGACGATCAAGGTCGTTCAGGGCAGCGCTCTGACAAGTGGACACACACAGTCGTGCGGCTGCTTGGGTACTGAACGTCGACGAGAAGCGTCTCGCACGCACGGCATGAGCGGCACGCCCGAACATCGAGCTTGGAAGGGCATGTGGGCACGGTGCCTCGCGAAGCCGGGTAGCAAGTACTTTCGCCTGTACCCAAAGCAGGGCATCAAGGTGTGCGCACGTTGGAAAAAGTTCGAGAACTTCTTCGCTGATGTCGGACCACGTCTGTCGGCACAACATTCACTCGATCGCTGGCCCGATCCCCACGGTGACTACAAGCCTGGCAACGTGCGCTGGGCGACGATGAAGGAACAGAGTAACAACCGGCGCGACAACCGTATCGTCGAGTTGGACGGCGAGAAGTTCACACTCAGCGCCCTCGCCGACGCGGCAGGCTTCAAGGTGGGAACGTTACGCTCGCGGCTAGCCAAGATGGGCTGGGACGCACGCAAGGCCGTAGCAGCGCCCCTGAACGTTACGTCGATTCGATCGTTCACCGACGCGGAGCTGAAACGTCAGCGGACAGCGATCGAAACCGAGATTCAACGCCGACGACGAGGAAAACAGTAATGACACATGTATCGAAGAAGCTGGCAGACACTGTAGGAAGTGCTATTCGCGGTGACGATACAGCTAAATTTTTTCAAAAACTGGGAATGCAAATTCACGGCAATTTGCAAACGTTAACCGGTTCGCGCTCGATCGGTGAATCGACACTGTCGGCAGGGGCGGTAGTGCACATATTGGGATCGGTTGATCCGAAATATCGGGGACTGAACTTTCTGCCGCCAGACACGTATCAGGAATACCAGACGCGTTACGTGCACATGCCAGCGCGTTGGACGATGTTCGGATTTCCCACCTTCCGTGTAACAAAGGATCTTGTAACGTCATTACTGCTCACTGAGTGTCGTGGAATTAGAGGTCGCGATCTGAAGTTTCCATTTCCAACCTTCTTTGTCGAACTGCCACAAGATCCGGTAATCCTAAAGACGACAGACGTGGCAGGTACTGAAGTTCCTGTGCGCTGGATCAGCGTCCACAACATGCACGTGCCCGAGAGTGACAAAAACGCGAAGGCACTTGCTGAGATATTTGATGCCGAGACAACAGCGTTCCATGCAGGCCATAGCAACGCGAAACAGTTTCAAACAGCAATCGTAGAGACAGAACGCAAATCGTCACTTCGGGGCTACACGGATCTGTGTCTCATGTCGCCGACTGTTGATGTAGATGTCAGCCGCGCGCATCTAGTGCCCGAAGACGACGAATCTATCGAGGAATGGTTGGAAGGAACGCGCAATACGAGAGCCGAAGAGTTTAAATTACAGCCTACAGACAACAACGCCTTGATGGCCGCGCATAGATTGATCGCTAACCTCAGTCTGTACTTGGCGAGTAACAAAACTGAATGGACGGTCAACAAATCGCGTAATCGTCTGAAGCACGGCAAAGGTGGAATTTCCGCACCGTTGGTATGGGATGTTGGAAAAGCGGTAAAGGTTCCTGATCATCTTGTGGCTGCAGCACAGAACTTCGCCGTGCGCGGAACTAACAAGGCTCAATGGCGTGTATCTTCGCGCTTTGTGGTCCGTGGACACTGGCGCGATCAGGTGTGCGGTCCTGGACGTAGTGACAGGAAACGAATCTGGATCCAACCGCATTGGAAGGGTCCAGAAGCTGCAGCGGCTATAACACGTCTATACGAAGTAACGACATGAACGCGACCCGTCGACGAATTCTGGAGCATCTCGCACGTGCGACCGCACGTGTGTACGGACTCGACTTGGTCGCTGCGAAGATCGCGTCGCGGGCTTCATTGTACGTCCATCTGGGATGGCTCGAAGAGACAGGCCACGTCGAAGGTGCCGAAGAGCCCGTCACGTTGCGCCGGAGCTACAAGATCACCGACAAGGGCCGTGCTGTGCTCCTGCCCGAGGCGCGCGTGCGATGAAGATCTTCGTGTTCGGCTCGAACCTCGCAGGTCGTCACGGTGCCGGTGCGGCGCTCGAAGCGCGGCGCAAGTACGGCGCCGTCTACGGCGTCGCGGAGGGCCTGATGGGCAACGCGTACGGCATCGCGACGAAAGACCGCGAGCTAAATCCGCGCCCGCTCGTCGACATCAAAAAGAGCGTGGACGTCTTTCTCGACTTCGCGCGCGAGACGCCCGACCTGACCTACGAGGTCACGCGCATCGGCTGCGGCCTCGCGGGCTACAAAGACGCCGAGATCGGCCCGATGTTCGCGAGCGCGCCGCAGAACTGCGTGCTGCCGGTGAACTGGGAGCGCTACCGTGCCTCGTGAACCACTGACTCTCGAACAGATGAGCACGGTGCTCGCGGCGATACAGGCCGCAGCACTCGCAGGCGACTACCCGCTCGCGATTTCACTACTGCGCGAGTACAAACTGGAGCATCGCTGTCTCGCGTGCGTTGGTGATTGCGACGAGGGCTACAAGTGGCGGTTCGGCGTTCACGCGCAACACGTGCTCTTCACGTGTCGGTCGTGTACGGAGAACTTCGCGCTCTGGTACGTCAGCAAGTCGCCTGCGCGACAGTTGTTCGACGGCGCCCTGCACGGGATGGCAGCATATGACCGCTGAGCTGGAGCCATTACCGGACGGCACGCGCTTCACGGATGTTCTCGAAGCGGCGCAGGCCGCGTGGCTGGCGAAGAACTACGCGCTCTCACGTGAGCTGATCCAGCGCTACATCGATGCCGACGGCGAGTTCTGCTGCATGCGGTGCGCGGCGACACAAGAACAGCCATGGAAGATCAACAACCACATGGGCACGTTCTACGTATGCCCACCGTGCTCGTCGATCGTGTCCCAAATGGGCGAGCTACTCGGCAACGGCGGCGAGATGTACATCGAGGGACCGCCCCAGAAGGTCTCCCAGATCATGGAGACCTACAAGGTCGGTGACATAATGGTCGTCAAGACCACGCGATCACGCGCGATGGTCAAGATCAGCAAGAAGTGAACTACTGCGCGTAGTGGCGACGCCAGATCACAGCGCCCGTGGCTACTGCGCCGACGACAAGTACGGTCGACGCGACTGCCCAGAACTTGTAGTTCTTGTAGAAGGGCAGCTTGAGCGTCGGCGCCGATGTCACGTCGGGACCGTTGTCGATCGGGCGGACCTGATCGAACGCCGCCGAGATCGCCTTTTGGATACCGTTGCCGTTAGCACCGAGCGCGATGGCACGGAGTCCCACCTCGGAGCGTTCGCCGGCCGTCGGGAGCGAAGCGAACAACGCGACCGCGCGTGGGTCGCCGATGGGCTCGAAGCCGATGTAGCCGAACACGAGCCGGGCCTTGGTCTCGATGTCGGCGGCCGAGAGGCCGAGGGCGTATCCGTATTGAGGCATGCCCTGACTCTATCACAACGTCGATCGCTCGCGCGATCACCCGATCTTCGACGAACTTGATGTCCGAACGCGGGCGCGGTACGAAAGCGAGACCATTATGAGCAAGCAGGACAAGCAGGACATGTTCGGGATGGGCGATGACGAAGGTGCCGACGAGTACGTCATCATTCAGCTGATCAGCGCCGAGGGCTGGCGCGCGGTGTTCCAGGACGACAAGGGCCCCCAGCGCGTGCTCGGCCTCGCGTGTTTCGCGCTCGTCGAGATCATCCCAGACAAGCCCGAGGTCGCGCAGATTCCGCAGCGCGCGATTCGCCCGATGGTCGTCGACGAGTTCGGCGACGTCGAGGACGTCGGCTCGTTTGAGGACTTCATTTGCGTCGTGCAGCCGGGCATGGACATCCAACCGGTGGTCGCGTACGCGATCAGGAACCGCGAGACGGCGTAATCGATGGTCCTGCGCGGTCCTAGCCGCCATCTACCCGGAGTCCCACGCTCCGGGCCCACGAACACGCAGTCGCGGGCGATTCACTCGCTCGAACACATGTCGCTCGGGTGGGCGTGGCACGACGCCAAGAACGCGACGCGGCTCGCGATCGAGTTGCTGCGCTGGGGCACGCCGCCGACGAAGTGGGTCCAACCGGATGACCCCGCTGTCGCGGAATGGAACGAGCGCATGAACGCCGAGGAGCCGGTGGGTGGCGATCCCTATCGGACGCTCGGCGACCAGCGCGTGAACGTCGACATGCCCGAGGAGATCGACGCGCGCTTCGAGATCAACAACGTGTGCGTGTACCTCGGGCAGTTCAGCGACGGCATCGCGATCCAAGCACCGCCGGGTGCTGGTCGTGACGACGAGCATCCGATGACACGGCTCTACTGGTACGCCGACGTCATGAGCAAACGCATCGGGCAGGCGTGCGAGCGTGCGGCAGTCACCGCGAAGGACGGCGATCTACGCGAGCGTTGGCGCTGGATCGGCCATGCAGCGAAGGTCGCAACCAAGTTCATCCACAAGATCGCGACCGGCAACCCAGTGATCGGTTCGATCGACGGTGCCGCTGCAGGCATCCTGCGCGACATCGGTGCTGCGCTCGCGTACAGCGGCAAGCCAACCGACGAGATCGTTGGGCGGATGTTCCACTGGCGCGTGAGAGACGCGCTCAAGGGCAAGGAGCTGTCGCCCGAGCTGGAAGTGAACCTACGCCCGGCGTTCGAGGCAGCGTGGTCAGCCGGCGAGTACGAGTTCGCCTACTCGCTGCTCGCGGACCTTGATACGATCGCGACGCTATGAACGAGAAGCGCTTCCCGGTGATCCGGGGCCAGACGCGGCTACCGCGCGAGGTAGCAGCCACGTGGCCGCGCAGCGTGCCGTGGAGCTTCGTCGAGAAGTTTCGCGAGCGCGCCGAGGATAACCACAGCCAGACGCTCGAAGTGCTCGCATCGCGCGGCGGGCTCGGACCCGACGAGATGTGGCTCGCGGCGCACGACCAGCCGCTGTCGCGCTTCCGTCAGAACGTCGAGCCGCCGAGCGAACAAGCGTGCGGCGAGTGGTTGATTGCCGAGATGCGCAAGCTCGGGGAAGGACCGTCATGAGTCACGACGACGAGGGAAAGCAGGCGAGCCTCGAACGCATCCGCGAGAGTGGTGTACTGCCGGGGCAGATCTACAAGCACCACGTGACCGGCGGCGTGTACGTCGTGACGGCCGTCGGCCTGAACGAGCCCGACCTCGAACCGCTCGTGCACTACCGCGCCGCTGAGGACCCGTACGCGATCGTCTGGACGCGGCAGCTGCACGTGTTCACCGGCAAGGCGCTCGTCGGTGACACACTCGTGCAGCGCTTCGTGCAGATCAGCTAGACGTAGATCGTCGGGCCAGCCCAACGGCCCTGTGCGTCGTACACGTGCACCTGCACCCAGCTCGTCGCGACCTCGATCGTCTGGTGGCAGCGGTTACAGGTCACTGTACCGTGCGCGTTGGCGGTGCCGCACTTGTAGCAGTGCGCCGGATCGTCGGGCGGTGGTTGCGCGAGTGCCGTCTCGATAGGCTTGCCACGCAGCCCGCGCGCGAACTGCAGCGCAGCGGCCTCGGACGGGAACCCAATGGAACGATCCGGATCGGCGTGCTCGTTGCCGAGCAGGTCGCAGACGTGCTTGCCCGTCCACCGGTTGTAGATCGTCCAGAACACCGGCACTGGCTTCGGTGGCGGTGTCCACGGACCTTGCATCGCAGCCATGTTGCGCTGCACCTTCGCGAGATCTTCGTCGGACAGCGCGGGACCTGCGATGGCCTCGCCTGTTGGCTTGGGACCGGCCATCGATTCGTCGGTGGACCCGAAGATCGTGGCGCCCTGGATGATTCGCATCCTCGAAGTCTAGGCCGTGATCGCGGCGATGTCGTTCTCGAACCGTGCGAGGTCGAAGCCATTGGGCGCCTTGCGCGTGTGCGTGATCCACAAATCGTCGATCACGAACCACGCCTCATCGATGTAGAGATCATCCCAGGCGTACGACATGCTCGTCTTGGCGACCCACGGCATCGTGCTCCACTTGCCGCGTTGGTGTCCGGTGATGATGAACGCGTGACCACCTGCCGAGCCTGGGCGCTCATCGGGCGCACGTTGGCCGGGTGGGCTGACATCCCAGTTGAGCCCTTGACGATCGATCGACGCCGGCAAGCTCGCGCCGATGATCAACGAGCCACATGCATGGAGCGCTGCGCGCATCTCCAGCGTGTCGTTATGGTTCACGCGGCCGAAGCCCCGAATCTTGTACTGGCCGTTGCGGAACCCGACATTGCGGAGCTGCGTGAGCGCGTTGATGATCTGATCACCGCGATCGGATAGCGAACCGGGGACACCATCCCAGCCGGTGCCGTCTTTGTAGGCCTTCAAGACGTCGTCGGCGGTCAGCTCGCACTTGATGCCGAGCAGCGCGCAGCGCTGTTGGATGACGTGTCCGTAGCTCGTGCGCGTACAGCACCCAACGCGATCGTTGCCGAGGAACGTGTAGTCGGACGTTGGACCTGTCCAGTCATCGATCGGCGGTGGTGCTTGGTAGCCGGGCCCCGTGTTTGCTGCGTAGCGCGCGAACCATGCGGTCCGCAGGTCGCGCCGCGATGGGGCCGAGCGACCAAACTTGCCGATCTGCACTTATCGTCTCCGTCGAAGGAGCGCGGCGCCCGCGCCGCCGATCAGCGCAGCGCCGCCGACGGCCGTCCAGAACTGCCACTTCTTGTAGAAAGGCAACGGCTCGACGGTGATCGTAGTCGTCGGCGGCACGGTCGTACCCGACGCGAGCGCGGTCATGAGTCGTTCGGCAGCGGCACGAATCCCTGGGACGGTTCCCATGTACGCGATCGCCGGGTTGCCCATCGGCAGCTCGTTGTACTTGTTGATGCGCGCGACGATCGCAGGATCTTGCGAGGGGATGTCGAACGTAGGGAACGCGCCGCCGGCCGCGTTCGCAGCCGCAGTCAGCTCGCGAACCATGTCGCTGCCGAGGTAGATGATGTTCGTCCCGCTACCACTGCTGAGGCCGATCGCGCCCGCCGAACCCGACGACTGCACGACGACGAAGGCGTCGTTCGCAGGTTGAAACCAACCGGCCACGATGCCTTGCAGGTACTTCAGCGCTTCGCTGGGGCTGTTACGTAGCGTCTCGGCGTAGCTATCGTCGCCGAAGCTCGATGCGCGTGCGAGCGTGAGCATTAGATGTCTCCTGCCGAGGTCTTGAACGTTGCGTTGCCGGCTTCTTCACGACGGAAACGTTCGAGCGTGTTGTAGGCGTTCCAGCTGTCGGCCTGTGGCGGCGGTGCCGAGCGGTTGCCGAGGTAGCCCTGAACGACTTCGGCGAGCGCACAACCGCCGATCGCTTTGCCGGCGTTCTTGGCGCGCTGGTAGATCGCGGCCCAGTCTGGCATCTGGCCGTGGAGCAGCACTTGAAACTCGGCGACGAGCGACGTGATCTGGTCGCGGTTCTGTGCCGTGCAATCGACGACGGCATTGACGACGACAGGCACTGGGCCGGGACCCGGACAGCCAACCGGCACGATCATGCCGATGGCGAGGGCGAGGGCGATGAGCATGTGCTGGACGGTGAGTTTCATGGCGTCCAGCGTATCACGATCGCTCGCGCGATCGCCTACGAAGCTGGCAGCGGGCTCAGAAGTGGATAGCCAGACTCGGTGCGGTGCACACCGATGGGCGCGTAGTTCAGGTGCGACTCCAATCCCAGCAGGCGCGCCAACGTGTAGACGATGCTGAGCCACATCTCGGTCCCGCGCAGCGTCGGTATCGAGCCGCGACTGAACGCGAAGCCCTGGTTGGGCGTCCAGCGAGGCAAGATTGCTTCGAGCTGCGTGCGCGCCCAGCGCTGCACGTCCTCGCGACGATGTGTGGTCTGCTGGAGACAGAGCCACAGCGGGTGCGCGACATCGAGCACGTTGCAGGCCGTCTCGCGGCCGTGCAGATCAGCGGCGTGCACGAGAATCGTGTCGAGCGCTTGCACTGGATACGGCACCGGCTTGTCGAACTGCGCGTACGTGCCGCGTGTGAGCCGATAGAAACCGTTCACCGGTTGCAGCCAGCGATCGGGCTGACGGTGGGCGCCCCACAGCCCTGTCGTGGAATTGCACCGCGTGTCGAGTGCGTGAAACAGCAATTCGAGCTGCGTACCCTGCGCGAAGTAGCGACGGTTGAAGTAGAGGCAGGACGCGTAGCAATCCACCCACGCGCCTGCGCCCCACGAATAACCGGTCCAATCTAGCGACCCGAGCGTCTTCAGCAACGTCGCGTCGTCGACTGCTTCGACAGCGTGCACCGGCCATCCGAGATTGGAGCCGAGACATTCGAGCGCGTACTGGACGATCATCGTGTTGTAGAACGGCTCGCCCGCTGTGGTCTCGCCGGGCTGACCCGCATCAGGCGCTTCGGGAAGGTATTCACCGACGAGGCCAGTGTGTGCGTCCTGCCACGAGCGTAGTCGCGTGACGAGTGCAGCCTTCGTGTGGTTCGGCGGCGTCGTGTGGAACATCGCTGCGATCTCGATCGCGTCGCACCACGGGCGTACGTACGTGATGCCGTTTGGCTGATCGACGAAACATGCGTGACCCGACGGCAACGTCGCGGTGCAGCGTGTGAGCACGGCGGGCATCTGTTGACGCGCACGTTCCCCGAAGTCGCGCAGTGACGCCGCAAGAGGATCGTGTGACGCGCTTGGCTGTACTGGCGACGCGTTGCGCATTCGAATCACCTTGGCCGGATTGCCGCCGACGATCGCGTAGTCGGGGACGTTCTTCGTGACCACAGCACCGGCTGCGACGATGGTGTGACTGCCGACGTGAATGCCGTCGAGGATGACCGTATTCGATCCAATCCATACATCGTCGCCCAACGTGATGCCGATCGAGTGCGTGGGCTGTTGGTAGACCGGAATGTCCACGCGCGCGTAGCCATGCTGAAAGCCGATCAAGGACGCGTGCGCGCCGATTCGAATACCGTGTCCGCCTCGAATTTTGCCGCGCACCGCTGCAAATGGATTGATCGTGCAGTGATCACCCAAAGTCACGTCGTCGGTCACGTACGCATTGGCAGCGACGAAACAGCGTTCCCCGAGTTGCAATGATTTGCCGAGGCCGCCGACGATGGCAGCGCGCGGCGAGAGGTAGCAATCCTTGCCCACACGCACACCCAGCTCGCGTGCGAGTAGGCGTTGGTGTTCGTGTTGCGCGTGCCGCTCGACAGTGGTGCTGTTCACCCAGTACAGCCACGGACAGAAATCTAGCTGCTGCTGTCGAAGCGCCGCTTTATCAACATCCGGGTCAGTGCTCATACTGGACCCGTGTTCGTTGTCATCGCGCTCTTCGTCGCCGCAGCGCTGCTTCTGCTTGGCGCCGTAAGGGGCCTGGGCCCGCCAGACCGGTCGCGTGACGATGATGAAAAAACAGCCCAAGCGCCGTCGTCGCCACCACAGCCGTGACGCCCGCCGCGATCAACGGGATCTTGTACTTCGAAATGGGCGACGGGGTCGGTGTGATCGTGATCGGTCCGATTTCGAGCCCGAGTTCGAGGGCTTTCAATGCGGATGTAGCAACGTTGAGCAGCGTGACGTCGCGTTGCAGCTGCGGATCTGCGAACAGCTTGAGGGTCGTCATCGCTTCGGTACGAACGCTCGCCGGGATGTCACGGTTCTTGAGCAGATTGTACAAGCTGACCGCGATGTATCCCTTGACAGTGTCGTTCGGCTCGATGCGACCCGCCGACGCTAACGCTTGTGCAGCAAGTGTCGGTGACACGGAATCGAACACAGGCTGCTCACCGAGTTTAAGCGCCGCGATCCGCCGAACGTTCACTTCGGTCGGCGAGACGCGCGCACCCATGCCGGTGTTACGCCAACCGGTGAGAATCGACTGCGCGATGCTGAACAAGAGCGCGTTGTCGACATCTTCAAGGAGCGTTTGCTTCTCGAAGGTCTTGATGCCCTTGGTGCCGCCGACCTGCTCGTCGCAAGTGACGACGGTGCTCGCGGCATTGTCGTCGTTACCGACGATGGGAAACGAACGGATGCATTGCTCGACGCGCTGCTTGAGTGCAGTTAGCTCGGACATCGGCGCACCGAGACCGCCGAGTGTGTTTGCGCCGGAGACGACCAGCATCTAGTACTCCGAGTCGTCGTCGATGTCGTAGCCGCCGCTGTGTGGACGCTGGCGCGCGTGCGCACGCGGCACGGAGTGCCCGCCGCGATGCTTGCGGTAGATTACGTACCCGACGCCGCCCGCGACCGCGAGCACGCTGAGCACAGCAACCGTGCTGATCACGACAGGCGAGATCGGCTTGATCGGGGTTGGCCGACCTTCTTTGGCGGCCTTGAGAACGTCCTTCGCAGCGGCGATGCATTGCAGCCGCACGGTCTGATCGTCCGATGTACCGATGCACATGTCGCGCGTCGACACGAACAGGTCGCGGTCGCTCTGCACCTCTGCGACGCGCTGCTTGGCCTGCTCGGTGATCGCTTGATTTGCAGCGGCCGTATCGCTCGTCTGGAGAATCTTCGCGACGACGATCACTGCTGTTGCAATGACAGCAAGGCCGAGCAGGAAGAAGAGCGCGAGCGTCGGGAACGCGCCCAGTTGTCCGGCCGAGAGGTAACCCGCGAAGCCGCTGTTCTGGTAGCCCGAGAGCGACGTCGTGATCTCTTTGCCGACGATGCCGTACCGAATCTTGATCGTAGACGCTGGAACGCCGGCACCGAACCATGCGCCCAGCCCCGAAGGTGCCGGCAGATCGAACGTCGGGACCGCGATCGGCTGCGCATTCGGATCGGGCAGGTCGCTGGTGGGCGTCTGTGCGCGTGCCTGCAGCCAAATCTTGGTCGCTTCCATGAAGCTGCCGACCGCCGCGTTGTAGTTCCTCATCAGCGTGAGCAGCGGCGCCGGAATGTCCTGACCTGCCGTCTGGAGCGTAACGAGGTCGGGCAGCAACTGTGCGAACGTTGTGCGCAGCTGCGTCTCGGCTTGCGCGAGCGTGAGTCCCTGATTGGTGAGGCGCGGTACCTGCGCTTCTTCAGCGGGCGTAGCCGTAACCTGCCCGAGCTGCAGACGGCCGAACGAGGACGACGACGCGATGAGCATGGGGCCTAGTAAACCATCGATCGCGCGAGCGATCCAGGGATCGTGTTACGGTTACGGCCATGCAGACAGCCGCACTTGCCGCGTACATCGTGAGCCGCAAGATGAAGTTCGCGGGCGCACCCATGACGCTCGCGAAGATCCTGAAGATGTGGCAGCTGCCGCACGACGGTGGTGAAACGATCAACGGCGCGGCGCTCGACGGTGTAGCCCGCTACTGCAAGATGAGCGTCGGCGAGCTGTCCGCAGCGGTCGAGGCCACGCTGTCGCCGTCCGCGGCGCCGAAGTCGTTGCCGCCCATGCCGCCACCTGCGCCGATCCAGCCTACGACGTTCGCGACGGTGATGATCCCGCCGATCGCAGCGCCACCGGCACCGTCGGCTGAGCCAGAACCGCAGCCGCCCGCGCCGCAGCCGCCCGCGCCGCAGGCGCCCGAGGAACTGCTCGTGATTGAGACCTCGAAGCCGGCGCCGGATCCGACGGCCGTTATGCCGCAAGATCAGCTCGGCGATCTGGTCGCTGCATCGCGCAAGTCGAGTCCGGTTATCGAAGCGCCTGTGGTCGAGGCCGGAGACGACAGCGAGAACGACGCGGACATCGAAGTTTCGTTCGACGAGGTCGAGATGACACCGGCTCCCGAGGTGGCGTTGGTTGCTGCGCCGGTCGACGCGAAATCGTCAGATGCGAAGTCGACGAAATCGAAGAACAAGCGCAAGAAGAAAAGCTGACCGGCGAGCGTCTGCTCGCTACGGTTGGGGATGTCGTACCTGGTCCATCTCGCGTATTTTCGTCCGTCTGGGCGATTCTTGGCGTACGCGAGCACATCGATCGCGCGTGACACGCTCATCGACATTTGGGCTGAGATCGTCGAGATGCGCCGCATCGGTGAGCTGCCGGGGCTGCGGCCGAAGGCCGGACGCGACCTGTTGATCCTCGTCGATGTTGCGAACCACCCGGAGCGCCGTCTGCACCTGATCATCCCACCGTTCGTCAACGATGACGACATCACGCCGATCCGTGTGCCGGTACTCGCGCGCGGTCACAAAGACCACAGTGCGCCGGTTGTCCGGATCCCGCTCGATGAGTTGCCGGTCGGCCGTACGACGACGCGCGATGTGATCCGGCCCGAGAACGACGACGAAAAGACGCCGGTCGACCGACCACCAGCTGCGCCGAAGCCGTTGCCGCCACCCGACGAGGAGTAGTGCTATCGTCGGGCGTGGCGTTGCTCTACGACGCGAACGGCCGCGAGATCCTCGACGGTATCTTGAAGGACGACATCATCGCGGCGATCCAGGCTGCAGGAATCGCGAACGAGTTCAGCGTCGCGCAGGAGATCGCAGATCGTCACGGCTGGACGGGGCTTTGCTTGCGCTGTGCGATCAAAGCAGCGACGACGGGGCACTACGATCGGAGTGGTGGGCCGTGGCGCGTGTGCATCACGTGCTACCACGAGCTGGAAGCAGCGCAGCCGAGCTTCAGCGACGTGAAGCTCTACACGAGCGGCTTGATCAAGCGCGACGTGCAATAGCAGTAGCTCTCGACAAGCGCGCGTGTCGCGCTCACGATGCGGGCATGACACGCGCGTATCGCTCGCCGCTGACCGGCGATGTCTGGGAAGACCCGCGGCCAGCTATCGGCACGATGGCGGGACTCGCGAACTACCTCAACGAACGACGTCCGCGGCGCAAGCCGCCCGAGGGTCAGGACGCGGCGATCGCTCTCGCGACTGAAGCCGCCGCGGGGCTTGCTGGCATCCCGCGCATCGCGCGGTTTGGGCCCGAAGGCCTCGAACTCGGTGCGGTGATCTCCGACGCGTACTGGAAGGCGAAAGAGGCGAAGGCGAAACTGACACGGCTCGTCGACGATGGACTGTTTCTGCAGCGGCAGCAGTGGTGGGGCCGGGAGTGGCAACGGCGCCGCGAAGGCGGCCCTGAGAGCTTCGACAGCTATCAGTTCGATCGGTATCTCGGTGAGGATGTCTCACCATCAACACGCGCCGCGCGAGCAGCCTGGTACGCCGCCAACATGGCCGAGAAGTTCGCTGGGGGCAGCGACATCGCGCTGGAGCCGCCGACGGCGAACTACTACAGCGGCTGCTACGCCCACGATGCGATCCTGGGCGTGCTGGCGGAAGTCGACCAGGCAGGCACGTCGCGCGAGCAGGCAAGCGCTGTGGAGCGCGTGTGGCGCTTCGTGGTGGCCGCTGGGCGCATGCCGGTGCCGGGGGTCGACGATGACCTGCTGGCGGCGTTCGAAGCAGCGCTGATCGCGGGCGAGAACGCGTTCGCGAACAATCTCGCGCGCGATGGCTACGCGTAGACGGCGTATAAACCCTTGATCTCTCGTCCGAGCGCTCGAATGTAGGCGCGCCTACGTTCTGGAGTGCTACCAGCGTCCAGGTAGTTACTGACGCACTTGGTAGCTTACGCTACCAAACCAGTTGCTTTCTCCGGCCTAGTTCCAGGCTAGTGCGCATCAATTTTCTATCTAAATATATAAATAATCTATTCATACTCTCTTGGAACTAGGGGGAAGAATCCCTGATGGTATGTTCGGGAGATCTTTCGTGGTTCATTGGCTATACCAATTCGATTGACCGGAGATCGGCCCAGCTACACCGCTTAAACAACCTGGAACTTGGATCCGATCGACATCCAATCACGTACGATCTGACCGTGATCGTGCACGATCGTTGACGCATACACGCAAATCCGATACGACCTGGAGAATGTCGAAGCGGCCGTGGAAGGAGTCTAAGCTGGTAATTTCGTTACCGGATGACATCCTTGCGGAGTACGTCGACGAAGCGACGCAGCTATATACGTCGAAACAGGATCTTATACGTCAGATCTTGATCGACCGTAAGCGCCGTCCGCAGCTGGACGTTGAAGCACCTACAGCACCACAGAGTGCCCGTTCAACGCGAAGCGGTTTCAAAGGCGTCTACGCGTACGGCAAGCGCTGGGAAGCTGTTGCGTACGTCAACCGCCGACGTACCCGCCTGGGGGTCTTCGACACGCCAGAGGGTGCTGCACGTGCCTATGACCTACACGTGATCAGTAACGCAGGCGGTGACCCAAACGCGGCCGTCAACTTTCCCGGACCGGCCGACATCGCTGCGCAGACGAATGCGCCGTACATTGAGCAGTTCGCGAGCGGTGGACGACTCAGCGATCTCGATTGGCAGCGGTGGCAGCAACAGGCACCGGCCGCTGCCGCAGTCGATGCGCCGTTGAGTGTCCGTCCCGAGGGAGCCGGACCGCCGATCGATGCGACGACGCCACTGATCGATCGACCCGCGAAGTCACTCTACCGGCGGGAGCCGACACCGACACCGCGTCCGGATCCCGAGCCCGACGACGACGAGAACCTGTCGTGAGCAACCGACGTGACGGCCTCAGGCCCGGCGAGGTCGCCCACGCCAAGCGCGTCGCGAAAGTGATCGGTCAGCATGTGCAGCCGAAGACGCCGCGCGCCATCCGCAACGTAATCGTCCGGCTCAAGGCACATCAGCTCCGTTTGCGCGACCTCGATACGCCGAATGGTCACGACGCGCTCGTAGCCATCATCGAGACGATGACGCGCAAAGAGCTGAACGAGGCGACACCAGCGCTCGGGAAGCTGTGGGAGTTGACTGCATCGCGCGCGATTCAGTGCATGGGAACTGACCGCTTACGTCCGCTGCCGGCGCCGTTGAACATTCAAATCGCTCGGTACCAGCGATGAGCTGGATCACGACGTCAAGTGCGTTCGCCGACCAGCGTGTGCACCAACACCGACGTGATCACGTGTTCCCCGACGGCGTCGTACTCGGTGATGTACTCGACGCGATTGCGGCAGCCGGCGTCGTCGGCGACTACCGACTCGCGCAGCAGCTCTCGGTGCAATACGCGCTCGATGTTTGCGTACGTTGCGCGCGGCACTTCATCGACATCGAGCACCGAACCGGCGAGAACAACACGCGCACGCCACTCTCGGACATCGGCATCACGTCGAGCTGGGGAAGTGTTTGCTCGCTGTGCAAGCTGACGCTGCTCGCGTACGGCGTCACGCAGCGCTACTGAACGCAGAACGAGACCGCCCGGTCGTTCGCTGCGAAGCCGTCACCGGCCACGCGCTCAAGCCTACAAGGGCAGTCTCGGGAAAGCTGTGTGGCCCCGTCAGGGCGGCGCGGCTAGGGGACCGGACCTTTCCACCTGACGGGGGCTTTGTCGAGCAGAGAGCACGACGCTGGAGCTACAGCGCCGCCGACTCTCTACGTGTACCGAGCAGCGAAACCGCTGTCAACGCCTACGTATACGTCTACGTCGACGCGTCGGGCGCGTTACCTTCGTCGGTCTTCTCGACGGCCGCGTTCCGTTTCGCGTCGTACGCATCGTGAACCGCTTGTGCCTCAGGCGTCTTCGGACCGAAGTCGGCTGCTGTCGCCATCGTCACGACCTTGTTCTTGTCGCGCTCCTTGCGCATCGCTTCCATGCTCGCGGCGAGCTGAGCGAAGTAGCGCAGCTCGGGCGGCAATTCGGCAACGTGCTGGTCGATGCCTGGGATCTTCTCGATCGCATCAGCGATCTTCACGAGCGCTTCATGTGGCCAGCCTGCTACCGTCGCGGGATCCAGGTTGCCGACGGCGAACTGCACAATCTTGATCGTGTCGTGAACCGTCTCGTGGAGCAGCTTCGCGACTGCATCGTCACCGAGCTGCGCCGCCGCGAGCTTCTGCTCCAGCTCGTAGTTCTTGTTTTGCGTCGTGCGAAGATCTTCGCGGAGCTTGTTGTAGTCGGAGTACTTGACGCTGACGGTGGGCTCGTCCATGCGAGGACCGTACACGAGTCAAGAGCAGGTCCGCAACGACTGCTACGCCGCGCGAACTTCAAGAATCGACATCGAGACGCCGATGCTCTTGCCAGCGATGATGAGCTGCTGCACGCCGTCGTTGCTCTCGAATTTTGCCGTGAGTTGGGCGCGGCCAATGCCACCAGGCACGACGACGGCTGTGAGCTTGCCGGTCAATGCTGCCCACGCTTCGGGTGTCGATGCCTTCTCGAACACGTGCTTGAACCCGACCAGCTTGAGCGTGTCGCAGTCGGCCATCAACTCCTCGCGCGTGCGTGCAGTAAGCACGTTACCAGCTTCGGAACAGAAGCAATCGTAGGTGAGCAGCTTTGGATTTCGCTTCAGTGTCAACGCGGCGGGCATGCGAGCAGTCTACCATCAGATCGCGCACGCGATCGTCATCACGAAATCGACTCGCGGTAGCAACGGTCGCAGTTGCCGGCGCCGTCAAGCGGGAACCAGCACACCGAGCAATGCGGGACGTCGGGCTTCGTGCGCCAACCCTCTGGCAGACCGTTCGCTTTCACAGTGCAGTATTCGCCGTGCGGTTCGCCCTTGGGCTGCTTGCAGTGCACGCAGAACAATAGCGGCGGCGGGTCTGTGAACTGTGATGGGCCGACGGGTTCAGGTAGACCAACGGGCTCGGGGACTATCGGCGCACGTGATCCGAGTGTCGCCTGGATGCTGTCGCCCGCCGGAATGTGCCCGCACACGTAGCCGACTTTGTTTTTCAGGTAGTCGATCGTGATGCGTGCCCAGCCGAGTAGCTGCGGAACGTCCGAGATTCGGATCGAATCGCGTCCGTTCTTGATCGGACAGATCCCACAGCAGAACTCGCCTTGGTCATCGATGTACCGGGCTGTATTGCCGCACGTGCACTTCAGCTCGACGTTGAGGTTCATGAGATTGCGTGATGCAGCCACACGCACACGATGATCGCAAGAATGATCATCGTGAGCCACCACGGGAACATGAACCCCACGCCGATCTCGAAATCCAAATCGCTATCGTCGTCGGTCATAACGGCACGATACACGCGATGTGTGCGTCGCAGCTCTCGATCGCGTCCAGCTCGATCCCGGATGCGATCTCGTGTGCAGCTCGACGACGTGATGTTACGCGGGCATGCCGGCGATCACCGCGACCGCTGTGGGCGTCGCACATCGCATCGCAGTCGATCGCGTTGTGGGGCTCGCGTCGGACGTAACGCCGCCAGCGTCGCGTCCCACGTGCATAGGACGGTGCGTAGAACATCGAGCGGCCAGCGAACCTCACCAGTTCTTCTCGGCGAAGTCGCGGCGCTCGACGGCGTCACGACGCGAGGCGAAGTGGTTCTTGGGCAGCGGCTTGCCGCGTCCCTTCTTCACGATGCGCAGCTTGCGTGCCTCGACCTCGGCGCGGCGGAACCGCTCGACTTCGGCAAGAAAGTGCCGACGCTCGGTACGCCAGCCGTTGCGGTTCTTGTTTGCGCGGCGACGGCGCTCCTCGTTCCGCCAGCGAGTGTGCCACGAGCGGTCGTAGACGATGTAGTTGAAGCGCCGAGTGACCGTCGCCTGCGGATGCTCCGGCACGCCGCGCGACAGCGCAGCACGCACGTCACTCGACAGCTTGTCGAAGTCGGGGCCGTACTTCGCTTCGAGCGCAGCGTCGTGAGTTTCACGCTCACGCTCACGGCGCTTGTTAGCAGCGATGCGCACGTGCGGCGCGGTGTAAGGCGGCGGATCGTACGTACGCATGATGGACCTCGGGAAAGAAGGAGCCGGCAAGGGCGAGGTACGCGACCTCGGCGCATCCCCTGCCGGCATGAGTAGCGGAGATCGGATTCGAACCGACGACCTTCGGGTTATGAGCCCGACGAGCTACCAGGCTGCTCCACTCCGCAAAAAAGGAAGCCCCTAGGTGTGGGCTAGACAGCTGTGAGGCTGTGTCGCTTGGACTTCGGGGCATAATGAAACCGTCGAGTGTTACGCGCTTGTTGTGAATGCAGTGGTTTATGAGACCACAACCTTCTCCTTATCAGGGAGATGCTCTCCAATTGAGCTATGCGTGTTAGCGCGCAAACGGTGACGGCTTCGGTGGGGATTTGAGGAGTCGAACCTCTGGCTTGTAAACAATCGACTGGTGGCGCGGTCTTGAGGGCGCGCCGAGTGCCGCTGTTGGTTGTGCTTGATCCGTATTCAAGTGCCGGACCGCCCGGCGTCAATCCCCAGAATCTTCAGTTGTCAGAACAGCAATTCGTAGCGTGGCGCAGGATGTTGGAATCGAACCAACCAGCGTGTACACAGTAGCGCGGTGCTGCCGGAGCAGCGAGTGGGTACGGTGGAGATACTTTCCGGGTAAGGGAAGCGGACGCCCAGCGTCCTTATCCTGCGTGATAACTGATCACCGAGTGCGTCGCGCTGGTTCTTTCCAGATGGTAGGAAGGTGCTCTTTGCAGAGCGGCTTGTAAGCGCGTCGCTGGTGGTGACCAGCTGATGAGCACCCTAGCGAGCGGTGTTCTCGATGTCAAGCAGGGAATGCGAGAGTATGTTCGCAACTAACGGTGTGCGGACCGTTACCCGCAACTCAAGAGGATGCTGGCGACGTAAGCTCAGGGATGTAAATCGTGTGGACACTGGTCGCTTCGCCCGTCGCTTTCCAGCGCCAGAACCGTTCACCGACGCGTGAAGGCTTCAAGCGTCGCGCCGAGATCACGACGCGTCGCCACTCCGGCGTCACGTAGATCGTGTCGCGATCGTGTTCCTTCGTCAGCATTGCGAAGATTGCCGTGAATGCATCGACGCCCTTGTCGTTGTCGAAGTCCTCAGGCGCGAGACCTTGCAACGTCGCTTGTGCAGCGCCGAGCATGAGCCCGTACTCGAAGTCGTTGTGGCGACTGATTCCAGCGCACACCGATTCGAGTGCGTTAGCCATGCGGCACGCAACACGACCTGTGACCGTACGCGGCTTACCCATACATCAACTCCTGCGTGTGACGTCGGCGCCGACACGACGACGCTCACGGGCTGACTCAACCCTCGCAAGCTGCTCGACTTTGAGCGCAGCCGAAATCGGCCGACCGCGCTTCTTACGAGGTTTCATCTTCTTGCCGTTCGCACGACGAGACCCAACCTCGATGACGTCACCGTTACCGACGATCCACGACGAGCGGATCAGAATGTCGATCCCATCCACGACTACAGATTCTACTACACCGCAACGATGTTCGTAGGCGCGATCGACCAGCCGAGCTTCTTGCCGGTCTGCAGAAAAATCTGCGCCGAGCGTGCAATCAGCGCCGAGACCGTGACGATGAATGGCAGGTGCTCGCCGTCCTCGCACGTGGGCACACCCGCGGTTTCGTCATCGACGACGAAGTTCTCGTCCCAGATCACTCGACCGAACGCGCCATCAGCTGCCAACGCGCCGTGGAGCGTCGCCGGCTTGTGCTCGTTCTCGCGCGCGAACCGCTGAACCACGTGACGCGCTTCGCCGTTGTCAAGGCAGTCGATGATGAGGTCGCTGTCACGCATGAGCACGAACGCGTTGTTCAACTCCAGCTTCGCGTTGCGCACGTCGATCTTCGTCCCCCACAGGAACTGCATCGTCGCCTTGAGCGCTTCGACCTTGAGCTTGCCGCCGCCCGGCTTGCCGTGGAACTGCGACAGCATGTTCTTCGCCTCAACACGATCAAAGTCGATCACGCGCAACTCACCTGCGTTGCGCAGCAACATGGCGACGTGCGAGCCCAGTGCACCGACTCCGACGATGGTGATCTTCTTCATAGCTTCCTCGGGACGTTCTACAGGTTGCATTCATTCACGCATCGCACCAGTCATCGGTCGTCGTCGTACGGTGCCCGACGTCGAACGCAGCATGTACCGCCTGGTGCACCTGTGCACGTTGCGTCTCGTCGATCGAGAACTGCTTCATCAGCGCGTCCTCGATCGCCTTCAGGTGCTCGTTGGCGCTGCCGCACTTCAATTTCAGGCACTCGATCGGCGTCTTCATGGCTTCACTGAGACTGCTTGCGGCGGCGGCGTCCACTTCGCCAGCGACTCCGCGATCGGGACGGAGAGCAGATCGATGCCGTTGGCGAACGCGGCACCTGGCAGGTCGAACGCTTTGCCACCGATGTACTCGGAGCCGTAGACGATGCGTTTGATGCCCGTCTGCAGCGCCGCCATGAAGCAGTCGCGGCAGGGGCTCGCCGTCGTGTAGAGCGTACCACCTGCGAGCCGTACGCCGTAGCGCGCCGCCGTGATGATGGCGTTCTTCTCGGCGTGGATCGTCCGCACGCAGCTCTGCCGACCGTTGATCTCGACGAGGTCGTGACCGACTTCGTCGCACGATGGCAGACCGCTCGGCGCACCGCCGTAGCCCGTCGACATGATGCGCTTGTCGAGCGCGATCACAGCACCAACGCGAGCACGATCGCAGCTCATGCGAAGGCTCACAGCGTCGGCGATGATCATGAAGTACGTGTCCCAGTCTGGTCTGCTCATGTGGATCGGCCTTTCTTGTGCTTGCGCTCGAAGAGGTGACGGATCTCGATGGACACCTGCTCGACGTCGTCACGCGGCGCCGGATGCCCCAGACGTGGATCCGGCTCGGGGATTTCAAGGATGCCGACGCGCGAACGGAACGCCTGCGTCGGATCGCCGATGGTCTCGTAACCGAGCTGCAAGCACTCGCGATAGACCGCCGCACAACGCTCTGCAACGTCGCGTGTCGCGATCGTCCCTTCGAGCCCGAGCGAGAATTCGATGCCGGTTTGACCCTCGGTCCAGAGCACGACGTGAAAGACGGTCTTCATGATCGGTACCTCGCAATGGCAGGTGGCAGCGGACGCGGTAACGGCAAGGGCTCGGCGCTGTCGGGCTCGAAGCCGATCTCACGGACCTCGGCATCGGTCGTGTTCTTGTCGGTGAGCAGCGCTTCAAGCGCCTCACAGCGCTTCGCCATCTCGGCGATCTGGATTTGCGCTCGACGAAAGTCACGTGTGATCCACGTACCGAACCACAACGCTCCGACGAACGGCAACGTCTGCTCGAACACGTGCATCCAGTCCACGAACGTCACCGGTACGGTCCCTCGGGTACGGGCAACTCGACCTCGTACGCGATGACGACACCGCGCGCACCGACGAGATCGATGCGGGCGTCAGTGTTGTTGCGGATCTCGACCTGGATGCGTTCGGGCGCCGTAACGATCGCGCCACGCTTGCGCAGGTACTCTGCGACGGCCTCTTGAACTTCGCTGAGACTGAGCTGCACGTGCATCCTTTCACTCCTGGTACCACACGGCGACGAGCCGCTGATCTTCGTTCAAGTGCAGCTCGACGAGCTGACCGACCCACGGCCAGTTGTCTTCCGTGATGCCGTGCACCGACGTCGAGTGGAAGTCCATCGACTTTGTCGTGCGCATGGTCAGTTCACTGGTGAGCCGGATCTCTCGCGCGATCGACGCATGCTTCGCGATTAACGCTGCCGAGATCGCATCGACGGCGTCGTAGCCACGCTCGTCGAGCGCGTACATGAGCTTGCCCCACGAGTTCTTCCTGTCGAAGTCCCATACGACGGCGCGGCGAATACCCGACCAGCCGACCGTCGGCACTACAGCTCGCCGAGGGCTAGAACGGGTCGTGCGAGCGGATGGCATTGGGGGCAGGCATCGTACGTGCAACCGCTATCGCCGACGGCGTCACAGCTCGACATTGGTCGTGTCGCCTCGATGTGCTTCACGAGCTGTGGGTAATGCCAGTAGAACGCGGGCGAGCACGGCATGCGCTGGATGGCGTACAGCGGATTGACCCAGCGCAGCTCCTGATGATCGAGTGCGCGGGGCGGCGTCGACATCGCAGCCTGCTCGATAGCGTACAGCTCGATGACGAACGAGATGTCGAGGTGCAGCATCGCCATCGAGATGAACTCGCCGACGCGCACAACGCAGTCGCACTCCTCGCGCCACTCGCGTGCGAGCGCTTGCGACGGCGACTCGCCTGGATCGATCTTCCCGCCGGGCAGCTCCCAGAGGTCCGGTCGATACGCAGTCTTCTTGCGCAGGCCCATCAGCACGTAGCCGTCGCGAATCAACGCCCCTGAGACAACGCGCAGCATGTCAGTGCGGGCAGAGAAGCGTACCGGGTGCGCAACCGCAACCACCCTCGGCACGATTCTTCTCGGCCAGCTCCTTGAAGCTCGGTTGTGGACCGACGAAGTCGACGAACAAGCCGCGATCGAGCAGCTCGGCGCGCGTCTTGTCGACGATCTCCTGAGCGAACTCGCCAGCCCACGACTTCATCGCACTCTCGTAGACGACGTCGAGGACTTGCTGCAGGTCGCGTTGATCGCCGATCACGCTCACTCGTGAACCTGACCGCAGTTCGGGCAGCGCATGTTGCTCCAGCCGAACGCCGTCTTCGGGCGCAGCTGGATCAGGTTGTACGGACGCGCTTCCGTCGGCGGGTAGCGGTCGACGACGAAGTCGCGGAAGTCCGCGTCGCGATCGGCCGGGATGCCGGGCACGCCGCCGTTGCGCACGGCTTCGGTGACCCAGCCCTTGACGTCGTTCTCGCTCGAATCGCGGAACACCGGATCCGGTAGATCGCCGTTCTGCATCTTCCACGTGACGTTCACGCGGGCCTCGTCGTCTCGAATCACACGTACCAGTTCGTCAGCCATGACACTCTCCTGAGCCCTTGACGGTAGCGACGAGCATACGGCAAGTCAAGAGCAATGTCGCAGCGGAATCAACGGTACGGAGATCCCATCTGCGATCGCTTGCGTAGCTCGGGGACCCAGATCGGGTCGGCGACACGTGACCTACCATAGACCTCGCGACCCGGCATGCTATCCATCAGCGCCTTGCGCACGAGCACGGTCAGGTCCGAGCTTGCGATCCACCAGTTGAGCGGCCGGCCGAGCGCGTTCTCGATCGCGACGAACGACGAGATGTCCTCGCGCGATGGACCGGGCAGACCGCCGCCAGGATGCGTGTGTGCGAAGCCTGAGAGCCAGCCATCACGATTCGCTTGCCACAGCACATCCCACAGCGTGCGGCTGTCGGGCAACGCGCCGCCCGAACGACCACCCGGCTCGTGCCAGAAGATGGGCTCGTGGTGGATGCTGATGACGACACCGGTCTCGATCATGGTGGATTCTCCTTCGCAGCGCGCTCACGTTCTGCTTGCACCTTCATGTCCTCGACGGTGCAGCGCACGTGTTCGCTGGCTTCGACGAGCACAGCGAGCAGATCTTCAGGCAGCGACTTGATCAGCTCCTTGAGTCCGCAGTCGCACGGGCCCTTGTGCCAGTTGACTTGGAGCCAGTCGCAGTTCCACTTGTGCTGTACATAGCCGAGCAGATCGGTGATCGTCTGCGAACGATCACGGAGCGCGTCGGCGAGTTGTTCTTTTGCTGCGCTCATGATCGCTGCTGCCTTTCTAGTTCTTCACGCATCGCCGTCGCGAAGTCTTGCGCTTCCATTGCATCGAACTTGGGGCACGTCGGCAACTCGTGAAGCAAACTGTCCGGCTGACCGTCGATGGGACTGACACCGAACGCGATGCTCAGACCGCAGAACGGGCACGGACCAAGGTCTTCGCCTTGGAGCTGCTCGTTGTCGTTCTCGGCGTCGCTCATGTGAGTTTCCTGTCCGCGAACTTCTGCAGCAGAATCCCGTGCGCGTCGCGATTCCAGCGCGCGTCCGCGATCGCCTCGTGATGGCTTACGTCAGGCAAGAGGTCACGGAAGCGCCCGGTGAAGCCAATGAACTTCGACCAGATCTTGAGGTCGTGGACAAGCCACGGGAAGTGCTTTGGCAGGTCGATCATCTTGCCGAACAGCTGGCAGAACAGCACCCAGTCGTAGCTCGCGTAGTACGCCCAGACCTCGATCTGCTCCTTGGGCTCGACAGTGATGAACTGCTCGATCGCGCGTGCGATCTCGGGTCGACGCCGCCACTTGCAGTCTACGTTGTGGACATAGTCAAGTGCGCCGCGTCGCCACGTCGGATGCTCGGGGCACGTGCAAGCCGGAAGGTGCTTGAACACGTTCTCACGCAGCCAATCGTCGGCGCCGGTCGTGTCAGGCCGGCCATCGTCGCCAAGCCAATTGCTGTCGATGAAGTACAGCTCGCGGCCGTCTTCGCACACGAGCGCGATCGAGATCAGCTTGAGCTGTGTCCCGTCATCGAGAAATTCGGTGTCCAGGTAGTAGCGCACGTTCTCTCCTATTCGGGATGCTCTGCAAGCCACTTCGCGTGGCGCTCGTCGTCCCAGTAGTCGATCAGAATCAAGTGGATGCACAGGCGTGCTTCACCATCGACGATTCGCGCAGCGACCGACGGTATCGACCAGCCAACCGATGTCTTACCGAACATCGCGATGAAGTCGGGATAGACCGCGAAGCCATTCGGCAACATCACGTCGACGGAGTTGCTCGTGATGTCGATCTTACTTTCGCTGTAGATCTCCCAATAGAAACTGTTCTGCTCGACGAGCCAATCCGGGTGCGGTTTGCCCGCTGCATCGCACTCGGCTTTGAGCTGCTCGACGGCCTCGCGCTCTTCCTTGAGCCACTCAGCGTTCTCGCGTTCGAAGCGTTTGCGAACGTCGTCGCGGAACTGCTGCGCGACTTTCTCCATCGGCCACTCAACGCTCACAGCGAGTACTCCCATGCGTCGAAGCTGCTGTTCCACGTCCAGCCTAGCGCCGCAACACGAGCCAGATCGCCATCACCAAGCATGTCGCGATGTACACCGCCGACGTAGATCACGTCGTGTTCGGCGCTGATGTCACCGGGGTTGTCGCGCGGGCTCAAGTACTCCTCAAAGATCTTGAGACCCGTCGTGATCTTCTGGAACGTCGTCATGTCTTTCGCTAGCAACATCACACGTAGTCGACGGGGCGAACTGCCATATGGATGAGGGTCTCGCGTCCAATCGCCTGCAGTTCTTCGTCGGTGAATTGCGGGTTCCGTCGCAGCCACAAATCGAACTCGTCATGATCGATCTGCTCGACCATGAACATCTGTTGTGCACCCTTGAAGTCGGTGAACAACATCGGCCCAGTCCACTCGCCGTGCCACATCGGATCGAGCGTTGCACCGATCGATTCGAGCGCGTCGAATATCGTCGCGTGCCCTCGCTGCTGAATCTTTGCGCGAACCTTGAGCGCGTTCGCTTTGAGTGATGCCGCCGCTGCTGCTGCTTTCAACTTGTCGACGTCCACGTTCGCTCCCTAGTTGACGTTGCGAAACACGACTAGCACACCGAGGTTCATTGCTTCACGTACCACAGCCGGTAGCGACTCCAGCGTGAACTTGGTGTCGCCCTTTTCGCCGGTCGCGTGGTTCACGAGGCAGATACCGGCGTCGATGATGTGCAGTCGCTCGTCACAGACGCACTCGAAGCGTCGACGTTCGAGCCGGTAACGCACGACCCACTCGTTGCGGTTGCGCACCTTGTTCCAACTGAGCAGTTCTGCACCGCCGACCGTGAGCGCGGCACGTGCCGCCGTCTCGAAGTCGACTTTGGCCATCTCGCGACGACCCGCACCGTCACCGAGCTGCCTCACCAGATTCTGGCGTCGCTCCTCGGCGGCACGCTTAGCTTCTTCCTCGGCGCGTAGACGTTCAAGTTCAGCGCGACGACGTGCTGCTTCGATGCGTTGCCACACAGCCATCCGAAACGCTGCGTCGAGCGCGGGCGTGACGCCCTTGATGGCGTTGACGTCCGTCGCTTGGTCCTCGTACGCACGCAGGACATCTTCCTCGGGACCGAGCGGCATCTCGACCTGACGAAAGAACAGCGGACCGTCGGACGTGATGCAGCCAACACTGACACGCGCGAAGCGATCAACATCGTCGTTGATCAGGTTCACGCGCGGCAGTCGCTTGGCGACATCCTCGACGTTGATCACGACGCGATCGATGAAGCTCTCGGTCGCGAAGTGATCACCGACGAGGTAGCCGAAGTGCACCTGCCCAAGCGTGGCCGCTGATAGCTCTGCAGCTTCGTGCAACGTCGCCGTACGACCCTTGAGCAGCGTGAAGCTGTACCAGCCGTGTTCGGCCGGTGTGGGACCGACGAGCGTCCACTTGCGCGAGAACGATCGCAGCTCGCGACCGCCAATCCACGGCAGCACGATGCGTTCGTCGTTCTGATGCAGTAGGTCTCGCCAGCTCATGTTTCACGCACACGCCCAAACGGGCTTCTTCAGCAGATCGGTCTTCAGGATTTGATCAACGAGCGTCAGGCGCGGTGCCGCAACCGCTCGCACGGTGACCGGCGTCGCAGCGATCAGGGCTCGAATCGTGCGCGGGATTGCATACGTGTCCTCGAACGTCTGCTCGTTGATCATGAAGCACGGAATACCGAGACGCTTCGCCGTCTCACGAACCGCGATGTTGTTCTCGCCGTTCTGCTGCTGATGACGGTACGCCGCTGCGCCGTTGTGCGGGACCGTCTTCACGAAGCCGAACGCCATCGGACGCAGACCCGATGCCGCGACCTGCTGATCGAACGCGTGCGCTTCCTCGTCACCGACGAAGATGAACAGCGCGTCCTCGTCGGCCTGGGGCGGGTACTTCATCAGTTCACGCACGCCGGCACCGTAGTCGGTACCGCCACTCGCCGTGATGCCCTGGAACGCGTTCGTGACGCCGGCTGCCGATGCGTGCTTGAGCTTGACCTCACGACCCACCGTGTTGAACACGGCAATGTGCGTGCGATCGGCCGGGAAGCCCTGCAGGAACTTCGCGACGTACGTCTTCGCTGCCTCGATCGATGACTGCATCGAGCCCGAGATGTCGACGAAGAAGTAGACGCGGATGTTCTTCGCGACTTCCTCGACGGCCTTCTTGATTGCCGTGTCAGCTGCCTCGGCGAGCTTGTCCTTCACTTCCTTGGACTGGACGTTCTTCGCGACGTTGAGCGTGCGCGAGTCCTCAGCCTTGGCGAGCGCCCTCTCCCAACGTGCCTTGATGTCGGGCACGTCGAGCAGACCCAGCTCTTCCAACGTTGGCGTTGCGATCACAAGATCACGGTCCGAGAGCGCCTTCGCCTCGATCGCAGCTGCGACCACCGCACGCGTCAGTTGGCCCTTCGGCAGCCGACCCGTGATGGCCTTCCAGTCCGGCTTCTCGGCGACAATCCGCTCGCAGATCTGCGCCTCGGTCAGCTCGTTCCATGACTCAGCCTGCACGATGTTGATGTCCACCATCGTGCGATGACCGTCCTTGGACTGGAGCTGCTTCCAGCGAAGCTCCTCGAAGAACTTGGGCGTGTTCGGCTTGTAGTGCACGCGGCGCGCGAGCTGGATCACCGTCTTGCGGAAACCCGCCTTGACGAGACCAGTCAGCAGCGGCGGGTTCTCCTCGCGATGACGTAGCCACTTCTCCGCGACCTCAGGCCAACGGCCAAGGAACGGGTGACGCGGCGACACGCCCAGGCCCATCTCGCGGTTGATCGCCGCGATCTCGGGCAGCATGAGCACCTCACGGATGCGCAGCAGGTTCTTGGCGTTCAGATCCTTGTCCTTCTTACGGATCAGCATCATCGCCTCGCCAATGTCGCGGAAGTCGTCGTCGTAGAACGCGACCTTGTCACCGTCGAGCACGGCGTCACCGCGACGCGTCTGCACGAGCATGAACGCGGCGAGCACGACCTTGAGGTCGCGGTGGTCCTGGTTGAACGCATACGACGCCCAGCGCGCGGCGAATTCGTTGTCGAGCTTCCACACCTCGACGATTTGCTTGTACATCCACGCCGCGACCTCGGGGAAGATGCCCGCGTCGCGGTACTCGCCGATGATCGGATGGTTCGGGCTCGCGTCGGTGCGGACGTGCTTGAGCACACCGTTCGGACCGACAGCCTCGGTGATCACACCGAGCTTCGTCTTGAGCGTCTTCTTGCCGCTCTTCGACAGCTTGTAGATGACCGTGCGCTTGGTGCCGTTGATCTCTTCGACTTTCGGCGTCACGGGTTCCCAACGCACGCCGACGTTGGTGCGCTTGTCCTCGATCACGATGCCGGGACGGCCGTGATAGAGGTGATCGGTGTAGGTAAGGACCGACGCGATGATGCGCTCGGCCGGACCCAGGTTCTCGCGATTGTTGACGTTGACCATGACGCTGCTCCTTGCCACCAGGCGCACGTATCCGTCGCGCCATCTTTCGATTCGCGCTACGTGGCACAACTCCACGTAGAACGAGGCAGCTGCGAGTGTTAGCGCCGGGTCACAAGCAAGTCAAGAGCAACTTGCTCGCAACGCGATCTCCGACGATGTTATCGTAGGCCGTGGGGACGTCGAAGCGCGCGACACGCCGAAAGCGCCGACAACAGCGCGCCGCACAACGACATGGCCGTGCTGCAAAGCCGACCCATCGACTACGATCTGGACGCACTGGTAGCGCCCACGCAAAGAAACCGCGATCGCGTCAGCGATCTGCGCACGTAAGCATCGCGGCACAGACCATCGAGCAATCCGTGCGCTGCGCCGAGTGTGGCGCGCGCCCCGGAGAGCTACATCGCCACTAACCCTCGAACGTGAAGGTCGCGATCGGGCGACTCTGATCGCCGTACGAACCGTCTGCCGCTGCACGCACACCGTACACGCGGTACGCCGCGTTCACGAACTGGTTCATGTTCTCGGGCGTGATCTCGATGTAGCGCATCGGCGTCGCCGAGTAGCCGCTCGGACCGCGTGTACCGTCTGCTGCCATTCGGAAGAGCTTGCCGTCGCGCACCACGAACAGCACGGTGTGATGCCACCAGCGCCACGTACCGTTCGCTTGCTTTGTCGACTGGCCGCAGACAAGGAACGTCGGCAGCGTCGCGACGCGATCGAGCAGCTCCCTGATGTCGATGACGTTCGAGACGCCCATGCGACGGATGCTGGAACCGTCGGGCAGGATGCGGAAGCACACGTCACCGAAGCCGCGCCACGGACTCGCACCGGGGTTCTGGTGCAACTCGGGACCCTTCTCCACCAGATCGAACAGCGACGGGATGTTGCCCGCGTGCGTGAAGTCCTGGTTGCGACGGTTCAACCACGACAGGAAGAAGTTCGTGAACGACGTGCAGTGGAACGCCGGGTACGTGCGGTTGAGGACGTTGGGCCACTCCTTCACCGTGCCGCCGGTCTTGCCGGCGCCGTACGTGATGATGAACTTGTCGCCCTGCCACAGACCGCGTCCGGGTCCGTAGCGCACCGGCTTGCCGGTGATCGCCGTGACGAACGTCTGGAATGCGGTCCACGTCGAGCTGTTGCACGGCACGAACTCGGTCGGGGGCTGCGTCGTTTCATCGCTGGGCTTGTGCTTTGCGATGGCAGCGTCGAGCGCGCCTTGCGTCTGCGGACCCGCGATCCCGTCGTCGTCGACATCGGGACGATCGAGCTGGAACGCGAGCACGGCCGCCGTCGTCAGCTTGCCGTAGATACCGTCGACGTCGCCGGGATCGTAGCCGCACGCCTTCAGCTTGAGCTGCAGCATCTCGACATCGGGACCCTTGTCACCTGGCTTGAGAATCACGTGTCGTCTCCTGGATCGAACTTGCCGTCGATCGGTGTGGGTGGCTTCTTCGAGACCTCGCGACCGTGAACATCCACGAGCGCGGCGAGTTCAGCAGCGAGCACGTCGGGCGTTGTCTTGCCCGACAAGCCGTCCTGCAAGCTCGCGAGCATTACCTCGACGGTCTGCAGCACATCTTGCGGGCGATCCGTGTCCATCCGCGCGAACGTCCGAATCGTGTCGAGTGCGGCGAGCGCATCCTTGGCGTCCA